AAAAGGCTCTTAGGAGCCTTTTTTGTTGGCCGCAGTCGTATCACGTAAATATAGTAATGAAAACTGTGTTAGTAGCATTTGGAGACTCGTGGACATTTGGGTCAGAGCTGGATATACCCAGAGAAGATCCGTGGCCAACACACCTAGCCAGATTAATCAATGCAGAATCAGTTAACATGGGTGTACCTGCAAGTGGTATAGGACACATAGTACTACAATTCTTTAATTTTTTAAAACAAGAACAATATCAAACACATAAAAAAGTGTTTATGGTAGGCTTGTCCGGCGCAACACGATACTTGAGTTATAGTAATCAGCATGATGAGTTTGTTGATATAACTACCGAAGCAGTATATAGAACACAGCACATACATCCAAGTGGTGGGCCTCCACCTACATTGAATGCCGAGTTTAATATATTGTCAACAGAAACATACAAACGGGTACAACATACAACATGGGATACCTTTTTAGCCGCACAAGTAATTGCATTAATACAAAATTATTGTAAAAACCAAAATATCAAATGTTATTTTTTTAGTTACTTTGACAAAATTGATTTTACACAGTTTGACTATATACTAGATCAATCAACAATACAAACACAGACCATTACAGAAGTATTAACTGGCAAACTATACACACAAGGTGTAATGGATCATCCGTATTTTGAAGGTAAATTGTTCCACCCTAATCTAAACGGACACAAACAAATAGCAAAGATACTCTATGACCAATGTTTTTCAAGGCCTTGAAGGTGATGATGTTGCTTATCATTTATCATTGATAGGCAAAGATATAAACAATATCCAAGAAGATGTGTTATTCATTCCTTTGAATAATCATTATGGTCTACACAACAAAACTTATATACCTGATACTATAAAAAAAGCAGAAAGTTATCGTGCAGTAATTTTTTATGACCTAGTTAATTCTGGAGATTGGGAACATATAAGGTTTAGTAATTTTATAATGCAATTTCCGCATCCTAATAAACACTATCTAACAGTTAATCAAAGTGGGTTCCAACTTAAAGATATTAAAATGATTCCTTGGGACTTTATGTGGAATAGATTTAAAGCCTATTATACAGAACAAGTGCCTACAGACAAATATCTACATCATTGGGCAGGAGCAAACTCATACACATTACCTGACTTAACATTAAATTATTCTAAGAAGAAAAAGTTTATGAGTTTATGTGGTAGAGAATATGGCTATCGTACACATTTATATGATGCAGTTAAAGACTTAGACGGATATATTAGTAATCGTAGTAAAGAAATATTTCTTGAAGGTAAAGACATTGTTGGTGCGTTTGTACCAATACCTAATAATTTTTATACAGACAGTTGTTTAAGCATATATGTAGAAAGTAATTGTATTAGGCCCGAATTAATACACATAACAGAAAAAACATACGACCCGTTAGTCAAAGGTCATTTTATATTGCCGTTTGCTAACCCGGGTACAATTACACGTATTCGCAACTTGGGATTTCAATTACCATCGTTTATTGATTATAGTTACGACACTGAACAAGATCCTAAATTAAGATTTGATATGGTCATTGAAGAATTTAATAAAGTTATTGGTCTTGATTTATATAAATTACACGAAGAACATAGAGATATGTTTTTATATAATCAATCTTGTTTACAAAAAATACCATACGACCATAACATAACACATATATTCAATGTATAAATTTTATAGCGACCTAACATTTGAGGAAAGCCTGGACCACAAGCATGTAGATTGGAGCCCAGACAACCCTTACACATTCAGACAATGGTATGAAGAAGATATTCAACACCGCGATACACTACTAGTTACAGTAGGTGACAGCTGGACATGGGGCGATCACTTGGGCTGTATTGATTGGGACAAAGCCAGTAACGATCCTGTTAGACTAACACAGATATATGGCCGTAAGTTAGCAGATAAACTTGATGCAGATTGGGTTAACTTAGCCAGACCCGGTTGCAGTAACTACTGGATGTTTGAACAATTACTTGATATTAAAAAACATTTTGTCACTGCTAGAGAACAATATAAAAAAATTGTTGTGGTTATTACTTTAACTGAGGATCTTAGAGAAGCAACATACACTCGTAAATTTGACATTACTCGCCCCTATAGAGATTTTTGGGAAACAAGCAACAGCATAAGAGAATTTTTAATCACCGTAGAAGGTTTTTTATTTTATAACATTGAAAGATACTTTTCTGAATTAGATTTTATTAATGTGTATGTGTCAAGAGCATTTACTGACAGCTGGCAAGAGAATACGTGTAAGTATCTATTAGATAAAACCTGGTGCGATGTAATACAGGATGTTGTTAAATTCAATGATTACCAAAGACCAGTGCCGTTTATTGGACAGATGAGCATCGATCCGCTTAATGAAAATTTTATAACTACTCCAGAACAAAAAATAGAGTTCTTAGAAATAATGGACCGTGTTGCTACCCGTTGGAAATTCTTAGGTGATAGTGCATACAACTTAAAAGGCAGTACTTGCCATCCTAATCCAGCTGGACATGAGCTATGGGCTGAGTATCTTTTTAGAAAAATAAGATAAATACTTAGTTCGCATGAAACTCTCAGGTAAGCCTACCTTGAGTAGCCTAGAACGCTAATAAAGGAGAATAAAAATGGCACGTGGTTTAAAAATCGCAAATAAACAAGCAGACGGTACAATTACCGATCAACGTATCACTAACATCCAGTATCAGGGTGCAGTTGGTGGTATTCCTCAGTGGGTTACATCAACTGGTGTAAAAACTATTAAAGTTCAGTATCGTACTGCCGCAAACGTATTCATTGCTAATGCATACATCGTTTCCCAACGTGGTTCTACACAGTTTATGGTAGCTAACGCTGTTGGCGCAGTAAACGGTGCTACACACAGCAACGCAAGTGTATCAACATGTACATTGGTAAACATCGCTGATCCAGCAAACGTAGCTACAACTGGTGGTTCACAGTTGACAGCACCAAACACAATGGCTCTTACTGGTTACAATACTGCTAATGCCGCTGTTGCTGTTAAGCGTATTACTAACAAATTTATGACTGATTTTGGCGGTACTAAGTCACGCTATCGTCATAGCAGTCAAGTTGCTACTGCTACTTTTGGTAACGTAGTAACACACTAATTTTTAAATTAGTAGACAAAAAGCGGCTTCGGCCGCTTTTTTATTGAGTTCGGCAAAGTTTAACAGAGCATAAATACTCAATAAACAGGATAATTACATGAGCGTCACCAAACGAATTTCCGGAAATTATACCATAATTAACAGAGACCCTGTGCTTCCGGCATTAGGTAATGTTACGATTTCTACAAACACATTTTATGTCGATGGTAACTTAGTAGTTGGTGGCAATGCTACACAAGTAACTCGTTCGGATACTGCGTTAACTGATAACACCATTGTTTTAAACAAAGGCGAAACTGGTGCAGGTGTTACATTGGGTACATCGGGTATTGAAATTGATCGCGGGACCAGTGCCAACGTTAGACTACAGTTTAACGAATCAAAGCACTACTGGGAATTGACCAATGATGGATCAACATTCCAACAGGTGTCATCGGGTGTTGGCACAGCATTGGCAAACATAGCAGGGGACACAAACCCAACGCTTGGTGCTAATTTAAATTTAAGTGGGCGTACCATTTATGATAGTACAAAAGGTAATGTATCAGCTAACATAGGAACAGTAGGTGCAGGTGGCACCGGTGTTTATAGTAATACATATCTTGGTAACCACGAATTAATTCAAAAGCGTTTGGCGCTAATTTATAATAATCTTCTCTAGGAATAAAAAATGAGTATACAGAACACAGTACTATCGACTACAGCCGCTAATATCTTAGTTGGCGCAGGTGGTCTTGGAACAGCAACGACTACAATTTATTTTTGTAATCGTAGCGCCACTGCCACTACATTCAATTTATATGTAGTAGGAGTTGGTAATAATGCAAACGTAAACAATATTGTTTACAGTAATAAAACTGTAGCCTCAAACGATACATATATCATGGATCTGGAAAAATTATTTTTAGGACCCGGTGATATGTTACAAGCAAACGCCAATACAGGAAATGCAATCGTTGCCACAGTTAGCACAATAGGTATCTAACAATGGGACGTTTTCTAAAAAATACTCAACTAACTGGCGGTAGTTATTCTGTTCAGTTGCCATTAGGTAGTAACACCGTTGGCCCCGACAGTCCGCAACCCGGCCAGATTAGATTTAACCAAGACACAAGTAAAATTGAATTTTACTATAATGCCGGTTGGAACCAAGTTGCAAAAATTGGTAACACAGCAATCGCTATCGATCAGTTCACAGGCAATAGCGTACAAACAGAATTTGTAATGACTCAATCGGAATCATTTGCTAATGCCGTGGTAGTAACAATCGGTGGTGTTTATCAAATTCCAACTACACACTATACTGTATTGGGTACTACTATAGCATTTACTAGTGCCCCGCCAGCGCCAGGAGTTAATCCAAACCAAATTGTTGTTATTCACAATCTCAACAGTACCAAAACGATCGGAGACTAACCAATGGCAATTGGTAAGATTACAGGTACAATGCTTTACCCCAACCTGGAACGCCAGGGTGCGGATCTTGCCATTGACGGAAATCTTTTCTACTTTGATGTAACTAACCGACGTGTTGGTGTTAACACATCTACACCGGGTTATGATATTGATGCCGCAGGTAATGTTAGATTAGCTAATTTAAAAATCACCGGTAATGTCATTACCAGCAACACTGGTAAAATTAATCTTGGTACTATATCAAATGTTGTTGTGGGTGGCGGCACAGCCAACTACATTATGTACACTGATGGTGCAGGTAACTTAAATTGGGGCAACCTAAACGCATTAAGTCAAGCACAAAACTTTTATGCCAACGTAATTCAACTTGGTGCTAACGCATCAGGCTCGTTGGTTAGTAACGCAGTTACATTAACCAGTGGAACAAACGTAACAGACAGTATTGCACAGTTAAACTATGTGCTAGGTAAATTAGTTCCACCTAGCCCACCTCCATTTCCTGGTAACGCATCTACTATATCCATTGGTGGCCTAACTACATACGGTCGTATGTGTAACTTTACTCAAACAGATAACACCGGTTGGGGCAACTTACAGATGGCGGCTGCCACTTCGTTTAGTAGTTTACGTACAGGTGCATACAACACATCCGGTACACCAATATTAAACGTTGGTCCAGGTACAACTGGAACAGTTACCGCTTATTTAAATCGCACACCAACTGGTAATGTAACATTAACAGGTAGTAATGCCAATACCACTAACGGTAACCTGTATGTCTACAACGTACAAGACTATCATAATTTCTTATCATCAGTAACTGCCGGATTCTGGACAGCGTTCAGCGCCTACGCAACAGGTACAATAACAACAGCCGGGTGGAATAGCATTGCCATTTACGACTCTTACACTAACACAGCAACTAATACAGCCTACTGGTACTATGATAATAGTGCGCCAGGTAATCCGACATGGGCCAACGCGGTAGCAATTACTAATAGTAACGTAGTTACCAACGCGGTAAGTTATTCAAGTACCATTCCACATTTTAACAGTAACGCAATCTTTAGATTAAAAGCCAACATATCTAAACTAAGTGGCGACCAATACTACAGCAGTGATACATTCATTGTAGGTTCTGCAGGTGGTGCGTTCTTGGCTCCTACTAGCGTAACATATACACAAGCTGGTGTAACGACTCCATTGGCTAGAAACTTATATGTAAGTTCTGGTAGTGCATATTTTGAAACAAACGTAGCCATCACAACAGGCATTGGTTCAAGCGCCGCCGCGCCATCATTAACAGCATATAACAGTTACGGATCAACTTCACAAACGTTTACCCCATCACAGACAATTTTATATAAAACAGGCAACGTACCAGCATCTGCTAACGTAGGTATTGACGAAACAAATATCTCCGTTAGATCATCACTTGGTGGCGGATACTCATCAAACGGTGTTCGTATTATTCCTTACCTGAGTGGTAACAGCGACACACCAAGTTATGCTGGTAATGCTACTAACGATGCTACATTTGATTCTGTTACCGGTACACTAAATGCTTGGGACGCTAAGGTTGTAGCTGGTGTACTAAAACAGGACACAACCAATTATTCTTTAGGCACAACATATTTGCCAATAGGACCAAACTTTTCATCGCATAATGCAACACAGTATTTTACATTGAAGTTCCAACGTAGTACATTGAGTGGATTCAGTATTGTATATACAGGTACGCTTGCGGGCCTATGGGTAGCATTACCTGGAACAGCAACCGATTCAACAAGTACATTAAACGGTTGGCTAGATGCCAGCGTAGCCTACAGTGGATCAGGAACACCTGGTGCAAATACTGGTGCAGGCGGTAATGGCAGTAACGGTTGTGCAGTCGGCGGTAATGCAGTACTAAACTCTGCACAAACAAACAAAGTGGTTACAGTAACTTTTGGTGGAGCCAGTTCATCCGGCTCAACTAACAACATGATATATGTGAGAGTTAAGTTAACTAGTGGACAAAGTTTAACTGGATTAAGTATAACATAATATGGCTATTACAGATACACAAAAAGTCGACTACCTTTTTAAGAAAGTTGGCTACGGCATTTCTAAAACTGACACATCGTCGGTTAAGACACCTGCACAGGAAACAATAGCCAGTCCGTTAGTTATTCGTGGTGACACAATTTGGCAACAAAGTAGTAGCATACCTGCTACCAAGCCTGCATCGAGCTCGGGCGTAGTAACAGTCTATAGCGATGCAACTACAAACACAGTACAATGTACAGCAGATGCAACTGCATCTACAAGCCGTACATGGAAAACTGGATTAACTAACTGGATTGATTCTAGCTTTGGTTCTACTTACGCTGTTTCTGTATACTTAGATTCAACAGGAAGTTCAACTCCGCAGACCACAGGTACACAGCTATTCCCAGACGGTACCGGCAACAGTGACGAATGGTTCTTTGACTACAGTTCTGGTGTACTAAACTTTATTGGTAGTAGCTTACCTAGCGTTACTTTTACTAGTAAGAGTATTTTTATTGTTGGTGCAAGATACACTGGCGTAACTGGCATTGGCAACATTAACGCTAACACTATTATTGGTACTATTGCAACCGCCAACGTAACACTATACTCAAACGTTAACTCTACAACAGCAAATTATAACTACAATTTATTGTTGGGTAACGTTGCATCTGGTAACACACAAATATATGACAATGCATCATATACATTAAATGCATTGACTGGAAATTTAGCAGTTGGTAATATATCAGCCGCACAATTCAATGGCAACTTACTTGGTACAGTACTAACACCAAACCAATCATTAATTACCACAGTTGGTAATTTAACAAACTTGTCGGTAGTAGGCGGTGTGACTAACTATGGTAACGTAACCACAGCCGGTAATGTAATAACCACAGGCGGTATCTTTTGGCCTAACGGCAATCCATACGGGTCAGGAACATTTTATTCTAATGCTAACGTATCGGCATTACTATCTGGCATAAGCAGTAATATTTCTACCACTGGTAACTTGTCAGCCGGCAATCTTACTGTTACAAGTAACGTTACAACTGGTAACTTAAATGTAACCAAAGTCACAGTAACTGGCAACCTATCGGCTGGTAATGTATTAGGTACATTCTATGGCAACGTACACGCAGACAGAATTACATCCATTGATGGTAATTTATGGTTACAACCTTTACCAGGCAACCTAGTAGTAATAGATACAACCACAGCTTTATTATTACCACAAGGTAATATTGTACAGCGACCATCAACTGCAATACCTGGATCAATTCGTTATAACACAGATACACTAAGCATTGAATGGTGGAACGGCGCAGTATGGTTCCCTATTACAAACTCAATCCAGTCACAACAGTTTACTGGTAACGGTGTTGCTACAACATTTGGATTAAACTTCCCGGCTGATACAAACAGTCTTATCGTTAACATTAACGGTACGATGCAGATTCCAAACTTTGCTTACACGGTAGCAGACTCAGCAATTACCTTTACTGAAGCTCCGTTGTCAACTGATCGTGTTGACGTTAGATTTATTGCTGTTCCGCTAATTGACGTACTAGGCAATGGCGTTGTAGGCAATAGCTTTACCTTAGGTAATACAAGTACATACATACCACCACAGGCACTAGGACCTGGCGATAGCCCAACGTTCCAAAATATTACTATCAACGGAACTATCAATGGTGCTAACATTGTTGGTGGTTCTAGCTCATATGGTAACTCTAACGTAGCGGCTTATTTACAGTCAGGCAGTTTAACCGGCAACGTTATCTATGGTAACATATTACCTGCGGCAAACGTAACATATAGTTTAGGTAGTTCCCAGTACCAATGGAAAGACTTGTGGGTAAGTAACAGCACAATTTATATTGGCGGGGTTGCTATTAAGGCCAACGCACAAGGCAATACTTTAACTATTAACAACAACTTAATAGGCGGCCAGATCAAGTATTCAAAACAAAGTACAGCACCAACCGGGCCTAACATTGGCGATCAGTGGTACGACACAGATACAGATGTACTATACGAATACATTAATGATGGCACAACCAGTTACTGGGTAGACATCACCGGCCCATTTGGTGTTGCAGGTATTGAAGGTAACATTGGACCACAAGGCCCTACAGGTAACGACGGAACGTCAGTTATTATTATTGGTAGCGTTACCTACGCTAACGCATTACCGCAATGGGGCAACCTAACTTATGGTGAAGGTTTTATTGTACAAAACACAGGTAATTTGTTTGTATACGACGGAAGCAATTTCCAAGATGTAGGACAAATCAAAGGACCTAAGGGAGATACCGGTGCAACTGGACCACAAGGAATCCAAGGTATACAGGGTAACACCGGCCCAGCAGGTACAAATGGTATTAACGGTACAAATGGTACTAACTACTTAAACTTTGGTAACATTACTGCTAATGCTAACTTAAACTTAGTAACTGGTACGTTAAACTTTATATCTGGGTTAGGCGTTAAGATCGATATCAGTGATGCTAACGATACTGCTAACGTATACCTAGATCCAAACGGAAACATTAACGTATACTCTGTAACATCACGTTTTGCTGAAAACGTAATCACGGGTAACGTGCCAAGTAGTTATACTCCAGACTGGGCCGCTGGCACAATACACAATTACACAGCTATACAAAACTTTACATTGAATGCTCCTATTAACATGCCAGTGGGTGCGTCAATGACTATTGTAGTAACACAAGACAGCAATGGTAGTCGTGCTATGACAGCAAATAGTTATTATAAATTTGCAAGTAATATTAAAACTCTGAGCACAGGTGCTAACTCAGTTGATATGATGAACTTTGTGCGTACAGGAGCCAATACTTACCTAACGGTATTGACAAAAGGTTATGCATAATGCCATTACCAAGTCATCTCGGGCTGTATTGGGAAATACCTACAATAGTATTCACGCCAGCAACGGCACCAACACCTAACTACGGTAGCGGTTATACTTTTCGTGCCACTATAGATGGTGGTACAAGTCCATATACAATAACATTAGATTCTGGTAGTCTTCCAACTGGATTGTCTTTTACTGCTGGCACTAACTATTTTACAATAACCGGAACACCTACAGCATATGGTGCCTATACTTTTACAGTCAAGGCCGTTGACTATAATGGATATGTAGGAACACAAACATACAGCTTCAGTGTTGGAACACCGGTAATTACAATTTTACCAAACACTCTTCCAAATGCTACAGCACCAGCAAGCTATTCAACTACTTTTACGGCCAGTGGCGGTGTCGGGCCTTATACGTTTACAGTACTATCTGGTAGTTTGCCAACCGGATTAAGTTTAAGTACTAGCGGAGTACTATCTGGTGTTGCCGGCGGTGCCGATGCGGCAGTAACATACAATTTTGTTCTTCGAGCAGTTGACTCAGCAAGTGCAGTTGGCACACAAAGTTATACAGTAACAATTAATCCCAGAGATCGTGCAGTTGCTCGCCCGCCTCCAACAGTTTTAATTGTGTATGATATGAACGAAGGCTTATTTTGGTGGCCAGTTGGCGCAGGATATTATGCACCTCAATATTACGCAGGATATAGTTATACTGGCAGCGACGTATATCCGTCAGTTATTGCTCAGAGTGTAGCTGGACGCGAATCAAGTCTTGGATTTATAACAAGGGTGGTAACATCCTATGCTGAGCTAAATTCATTGTCTAGAGATGATATGAATAAATTTAGCCATATTTGGGATGTTGGGTACCATACTGCACCTAGTGATTCAGCTAAGGCAAAATATGTACAATATCTTCAAGATGGCGGTGCGTTATTTTTATTAGGTGAAAATGCATATTTCTTACAACGAGATCTTTGGGTTTGTGATGTTATTAATACAGCCGGCGGCGGGGGTAGTGTTACTGTTCGGAACGATGTTTCAGGACTTGATAAATTTGTAGAAACAGTAGCCAATGAATTTTTGTTAGCAAATACTAGATCCGATGTAACATTTTATGCACCGAACTATTTTACTAACTACGGAACAGCAACTCCTATAGCGTCGGGTCCATATGGAGTTAGTGCGGCAGTATGGAAAACTGGTAGTTTAAGCAATGCTCGAGCAGGTGCTATTGTAAGCGTGTTAGATATTAACTTTATTGTAAACCCAGCATACGGGGCCAATAACAATGGCGCACAATGGCAACCTTGGTTTGTAGATAATGTCAGTATTGTACTGAACAAAAAATAAGCGATAAATAGTATATTATGTCATTCCCAATTAGTCCATCAAATAATCAAGAAGCCCAGGTAAATGGTATTATTTACATTTGGAATGCTACTAAGGGCGCCTGGCGCAGAAAAGTTGGACAGGGTGCTACTAGCGACCAAGCATTCAACGGGAATATTATTGCCAATTCGGGTGCTCGTAGCACTAGTACGACAACAGGTGCAATACAAGTAACACGCGGTGGTGGGGTTGGTGTAACAGGTAATGTTAATGCCGGCGCATTTTATAGTAATAATTACTTCTATGCCAATGGTCAACCTATTATTGTTCAAACTGCTAGTACAGCCAGCAATGCAAATATATCAGGAAATTTAGCAGGTGGCGGCCCCGGCCAGCTAGTATATCAAAGTGCCGCTAATGTAACCGCATTCTTGCAAACAGCAGACTACGGTAAAATATTAGCCGCCAATGGACTTGGCAATGTACCAATTTGGGTAAACCTAGATGAACTAGCAGTACTAACTGGTAGTCCGTATATTAATCAACTAAAATATCCTAGCGGCAATATTGGTGCCGCTGATGCGGGCGGAGAAACAGTATATGCGATTGGCGCAGGTTTTCAACCCGGCTTTACAATCACTATTAATAATGCACCGGTTCCAAGTGCATCATACATTAGTTCAAGTAATGTAGCATTTGTAACAAATCCTACTACTATTGGACATTATCCGTTAACTATTACTAATCCTAACCGTAAAAGTTACACATACGATTATATTGAATTCATTGGTGCTGGAAGTCCGTACTTCTTACAACCACCCGGCTACTTAAACTTTGTTGGTCAAAATCTTACATTCTATCAAAATATTTTAGTTGCTGGCGGATATAAGCCGTACAATTTTCAAATCACAGCAGGCGCACTACCTGGTACAATGACCATTGATGCAGGATCGGGATTAATTTCTGGAACGGCACCTAGTGTTGATAATCCAACAAGTTATAACTTTACAGTAAAAGTTACAGATGCACACAGTCAAGTTGCTAGTAGAAACTTTTATATCTTAGTAACTTGCCCAGTGTTATTGAACAATCAAATGTCGTTGAGTAGTAACGGCTCTGATTACATACGTGCAAGTGCTACATACGCTAATGTCTGGGCTAATACACACACCATAAGCCTGAGTAGTGTAGGCAGTGACTTTATCAGATCAGCTGACGCCGATGCTAACGTATGGGCTAATACGCACACCGTAAGTCTAAGTAGTGTGGGTAGTGACTTTATCAGAGCCGCAGATGCTGATGCTAACGTATGGGCTAATACACATACTATGACGTTTACAGTATCTCAAGCATACAGATAATAAAAAAGCCCCAGAAGGGGCTTTTATTTTGACGCTGTTATTATTTTAATAGTTAATACTGTTAGTCATTACAAAGTTAGCCATAGTAGCATTGTACAATGTATATTCTTTACTAGCATCAATGTAACCATAAGTTTGTAATTCTAAATCTGCACCGGATCCTGTAGCACCTACAGTACCGATAATAGTATGCTCGTTGCCGGCTGTGCGGAACCAGAACCAAGTTGGTGTGCCGGATGCCAATGGGTAGCGTGGTAAGAAACTTAAATTCAATGCCGCCCACGTTGCAGTAGCACCGGTTACAGTAATAATAAAATCGTTTGGAGTAACATTACCGCCAGAATAGGTTAAAGCGGTATCACTAGTGGTTGAAATATAATAGAAGTTATAGAGACTAGGAATGCTACTTACACCAGGCCCAACGAATCTAACTAGTTCGTCACTGGTACGTTGACCACTACTAACGTCAGTTGGTAAACTTGGAACTACACCCTTCATTAAACTAAAATTAGATGGTCGCTGATTGGGATTACCGCCATAGTATCCGCCGCCTATATAGTTATTGTTACCAACAGTAAAACCAGCGCCTCCCATACCAATTGTAGTGGCCGAAACTGATGCGTTTCCATTACCATTGTTACTACCATAGTAAGAACAATCAGAAAAAACCTTTTGGGTTATTTTGGTTACTAGGCCTGAACCTAAACTAAGTGTTGTCATTTGTTAATAATCCTTAAGGTTGCTTTAATGTAAAGCCAATGTCTTCAATACGAGTTGCAGTACTAGTACTAAGAGTGGTGTTAACCATACGTACAGCACTATTGCTTAACATATTACCTACATCGCAAATAATATAATTGGTTGTTGGGATAGTTCCCGAACTCGGCGCACTGACCACAGAGCTGTCCCAAACTACCGCCCATGACGCAGTACCGTTATGTAACGGTGTTGCATTACCAGTTGCGGTAGTAGTGACATATAAACAAACATTACCTGCTGCCATTGTGCTGGCATTACTGGTCCAGGTTGGTGCTGTGAAGTGTCCTAAAAACACCGATTGATTTGCATTGTAATTCGACCAAGAATTTTCTAATGTATCTGGCGTTGGTTGTACACCACTATAAACGCTAACAGGTCCAGGAGTATTGAACATGTTGTAGTGGATAGTCTTGTTTATAAGTGCTGAAAATGTTGAGCTAAATTGCATTTCTAATCCTTGTTAGAGTATTTATGCAGTATTTATGTTAAATTCTCAAAGCCCTGCACAAAACCCGTAGAACCAATTTATCTGTGTAGCGATAAATAACATTATTACCTATACACTAAGGATTTGAGCATGGCCGTTACCCGAATTCAAAATAATCAGATTACTGACAAAACGATTACCTACGCAAAACTTGCGGATAATACGTTAACTGGCGGGCAATTTAACGCGAACTTAACGCTAAACAGTAACATTACTATTGTTGGTAACTTGTCTGTCAGCGGTAATACTACTACACTAAACTCTACTAATACATACGTTAATGATCCGTTGATTATTTTCAACAACGGCTATGTTGGGTCTATTACCGGTTACGATATTGGTATGGTAGTGAACCGTAACTTAGGCTCATTATCAAGTTATGGTTCTGTAAACACCGCGTGGGTTTGGTCCGAACAAGATGGTGCGTTCATTGCTATTGCAACAACTGACACTGGTGCTGGTATTACAAGTATTAACAACTCTGGCTTTGTCAACGTTAAACTTGGTAACCTTACAGCCAACAGTATTACATTAACTAGCCCTGGTACTATTACAGCACCTGGTGGTATACAAAATACACCAATTGGTAACGCAACTCCAAACACTGGTGCATTTACCTATTTGGTAGCAACAACTGGTTTTTCAACTGCCAACGCACAAATTACAAACGGTACAATTTCTGTTGCTACACTAACTGGCGCAACAGTTAACTCTACTACTGCCAACGTAACAAACCTAACAGCAACTAACCTTTATGCAGCCAACGCTGTTATTGCTGGCTCCACAACTTACATTGGTACTGGTGGTACAAACATTGCCAACATCTATGTTGGTACAGCCTATGCAGGTAACTTTAGTACACCAAACTCTGTTGTTACAACAGGAGCAGTTACTAACTTAACCGCAACAAACTTCTATACAGCCAACAGCAGAATTGCTGGTGGTTACATTCAAGGTCTTGCAAACGTAACAGCCGCAACAGCATACTTGGTTCAAGTCAACACCAATGGTGCTAACGTAAGTGGTCCATTGTTTGCTACAAGTATTAACTCAGCTAACGCAGTAATCACTGGTGGTAGCGTTAACGGTACTATAATTGGTAACACAACAACAGCGGCCGCAAACGTAACAACATTAAACGCCAGCGGCACAGTAAACTTTACAAACACCACAGCCGCTATATCAAGTGGGTCTGGTGCGTTACAAGTAGCTGGTGGTATTGGTGTTGCCAAAGATTCGTTTTTTGGTGCCAACGTTAACATTGCTGGTAACTTAACAGTAACAGGTAACTCTGTAAGCATTAGTTCAGCATCGTTGAGCATTCAAGATCCAATTATTAACTTACACTCACCAACTGACCTGGCACCGTTAACAGTTAACGATAATGCTGATATTGGATTGAAACTTCACTATTATGACACAGTGGATTCGGCGGCCTTTATTGGTCGTGCCAATGATACTGGTTACTTAGAATGGTACAGTCGCGGTAGCGATGTTGGCAACGTATTTACTGGTGGCACATACGGAACAATCAAATCTGGTGCAATGTGGGTAGCCAATACCACAGCCGCAACAGGTACAACTTCAGGCACAGCTGGCGCATTATATGTAGCTGGTGGTGCAGGTATTGCTGGAGCATTGTATGTTGGTGGCGCATTGAACGCCGCATCTGCAAGCTTCTCGAGTATCAACGGAACACCAATTGGTAACGCAACTCCGAGCTCAGCAACCTTTACAACACTAACTGCAACCGGTGTAACTGTTGCAGGTGGTAACTTAGTAGCCAACTCAGGAACAGCAAGCTCGAGCACAACCACAGGTGCAATAGTAATTGCAGGCTCTGGCGGTTTAGGTGTAGGCGGTGCTGTTAACATTGGCGGTAACTTTACACTTTCTGGTGTAGCTACTCTAAGTGGTAACTTGGTATTAGCTACTACAACAAAAACAAACGACAATACAACAGGTGCATTAGTAGTAACTGGTGTTGGTGGTATTGCAGTTGGCGGTAACGTTAATGCAGGTAGCCAGGTCTTTATTGGGTCAAATAGCCAAAGTAGTCCAATTGCTTATAACGCCTTAGTTGCCGCACGTGGTACAAGTTTATCGGGTGCAGGTACACAATATACACAGGTTGGTATCATTAATGCTACTAACACCGGTTCAAGCGACTTTGCCGCATATCCAAACAATACTATAACTGACCTAAGTCACGGTTGGGTTGACATGGGTATTACTGGTGATGCATTTAACGACATTAACTTTACAATTACTAAACCAAATGATGGTTATGTATTCTCTTCGGGTGCAAACACAGCAGTTGGTGGTAACTTAGTATTAGCAACAGACAATTCGGGCGGATACAATGACATTGTGTTTGCCGCAGGCGGATTTGTAACTGGTGCAGAAGTTGCTCGTTTCCATGGCAACGCAAATAACTCTGGTACTTTTGTAGTTAAACTACCAACCAATGCGGCACCAGCGGCAAACACCGGTGCTTTCCAAGTTTGGGGCGGTGCAAGTTTCAGCAGTAACACATACCACGGTGGTGCTACTGTATTCAACGGATCTAACACGGCTGGTAACGACTTTATTGTCAAAGGTGCAACCAATAACACATTGTTATGGGCTCGCCCAAGTGCCACATACGATCAAGTTTTAATTGGTAACTCGGCAACAGCAAGTACATTAGTTACTGGTGCTAAATTACAAATTAACAGTACAGACGCTATCTTACTACCAGTTGGTACACAAGCACAACGTCCAGGTACAAGCGGATATGGAACAGCAACAGCAGGTATGTTGCGTTACAACGCTGACACTGGATTCTTAGAATGGTATAACGGTAGTGCATGGCAAACAGCACAGACTAACGTTATTACAATCGCAGTTGATCAACAGTTCTCGGGTAACGGTGTACAAACAGTTTGGGGATTAAGCAACAGCACAACCACAGCTGGCACAGTAATAAGTATCAACGGTGTTGTACAGATTCCAACTTTGGCATACTCCATCTCTGGTGGTACTGTACTAACATTTACTGAAGCTCCGGCAGTAGGTGACGTTATTGATGTACGTATTCTAACTACAACTCAAACAGTAACCAGTTTGTCAAGCACCAACGGTGCAATGACTATTTCTACAGACAACAACGGTGTTTATGTCGGAACAGGAACTGGTTCATCTGTAACTACAACAAGCTGGAATACAGCAGGTGCAGAAGTTTGGTCAGTTGCTAACGTAAGTGTAGCAAGTTCTGCAACACTAACACAAATTGACAGCTTTAGCGGTAGCACATATCGTTCTGCACAGTACAACGTTCAAGTAACCAACGGCACAAGTAACTATCAAGTATTTGATGCACTATTGATACACAATGGTACAACAGCTAACTTAGTAGTACTCAATAGCTCAACTGTTGGATCTAGTACAGGTGCATTAACAGCAACATTCAGTGCTGGTAGTGCAGTATTGAACTTTACAGCGGCAAACGCTGGTAATCAAGTAAGAGTTAGAAAAGTGTATCAGACAATTTAATAACTTTTAGCTGATTTTAGTACCAACCAAAAGGGCCCAATAGGGCCCTTTATCATTTTGGGATAAATATACAAAATGGTGGATAATAATGGCACTAACTAGACCGCGCCTTGGGCAATTAATAACTAATGTAACCAGTTTAACCGATAACTTAACGGTTATTAATTCTGCGGCTAATCAAGCCAACGTTGACGTTGGTTTTATCTTTAATCGTACAGATGGTGTTGGTAGTGTTCCTAACGTAGCATTATACTGGAACGAAACAACTAAAGGTTTTACTTTTGCTACTACCACCGACAGCGGAGACGTTGCATTTTCTAATGTTAACGCAAGTAGCTGGGCAAATATTTCCGCAGGAAACATCAAAGCCAATGCTATTTACTTTGCCAACGGCACACCTTGGTCAACTGGTACTGCATCAGTATCGGGTATCAATAGCCAATTACAGTACAACAACAATGGCGTACTTGCTGGCGCTAACGTCAGCTTCTTTAGTTCAAACTTAACCTTAGTAGCCAATGCAAATATTACCGCATCGGGTAGTATTATTACCACAGGCAACATTGTTGGTGGCGGTGTACGTTCAACAACTAGTTCAACTCCTCCGGTCAGTCCAACAGTTGGTGATGTTTGGTACAATAGTTCAACTGATCAAATTTATCGATATACTCAAGATTCAAGTTCTCAGTACTGGTTAAATGTTTATGCTCCAGCAGTATCTAGCAACTCTACAGTAGTCACTAGTTCAACTTATAGTAATAGTAACGTAGCCAGTTATTTGGTAACCAACACTGGTAACATTGCCGCAGGTAACATTACTGCTACAGGAACAATCCAATATGGATCAGGTCAAGGCGGTTTAGTATTTAGAACACTAGCCGGCGGAACTGGCGCCGCAATTTATAATACTAACATTGTACCAAGTGCTCAAAACTACGCTATGACCACAGACGGTGCATCAGTTACCTTTAACGCACCAACTGGCGGTGGAATTTACAGTGGCATTAACAATACTATTGTTACAACAGTACAGGCAGGAAATTTATCAGTTACTGGAAATTTAATTACCAGTGGATATGGTTACTTTCCTGGCGCTTTCCAAGAAGCTTCTACAGCATCGGGGGTGTTTGTTGGTAACACTGGTTCAGCAGGCGGCTTAACACCACGTGTGGCATTCTTCAACGGGAACACTACACAAAACTGGCAAATAGACAACTACTACGGTGCATTCCGTTGGTTTACGCCTGGTGTGTCAAGAATGACATTGGATGGCAATACTAACCAGTTAACTGTTCAAGGTAATGTGTCATCAACAGCAAACGTTATAGCCTCTGCCGCTATTATCAGTGGTAACATTACAGCCAGCGGCATATATGGCGTTAGTACGCCAAACATTCCAGCGTTCCGTATCACAGGCAACGGCGGAACCATTACTGCAACTACAACAGTATCTGGCGGATACATGGTTGTTGATTTTAATCAAGGTAGCTATCTAAATACATCAACCGGCACATTTACAGCACCAATAGCCGGACTTTATCAAGTTAATCTTTTAACTAGAACAAGTACAAACGCCAACGGTGCAATTATTCAAGCGGTTGTTCAAAAGAACGGTAGCACAAACGTAATCATGATTGAATACGGATCTAATACCTCAATGAACCATACTGGTGGTAGTACTGTGGTAAAACTAGCAGTAGGTGATACTCTACAATTTAAAGTATTAGTTGGCACAATTAGCTTTGACGGCAACGATAACTGGTCAGTGGCCTTTTTAGGATAATAGAACATGGCATTTCCCTTAACCCCGACTAACGGTCAAACCACAATAGTAAATGGAGTTACGTACCAGTATGACTCTACGTACAATACTTGGACTGTAGTTGCCACGAGCCTACCTAACTATACTGGTAACGTTGGCGGCGTTAGTTTTGGTGCTACAGACCTTACAGTTACGGGCAATATTAATCCTAGTGCTAACCTTATCTACAATCTTGGTAACGTTAGTAATCGTTGGGGTAATGTTCTTGCTAGTAACGTTATTGTTACATCTGGCGTATTCTATGCCAACGGTACAGCATTTGGTACTGGCGGTTCTGTATACGCTAACTCAAACGTTTCAAGTTACTTAACTAGCTATACTGGCGCATTAACAGCATCAACAATTACATCATCTGGCAACATTGTTGCCAATGCAAGCACACCAAGTACCAGTGCTACAACAGGTGCTATTGTTGTACCTAACGGTGGTGTTGGTGTTGGTGGTAACTTATTTGTTGGTGGTAACATTGTTGGTACATATACCAACGTTACAATTACAAGCGGTGCTTATACAACTACTCTAGACCCATATGGTAACATTACATTACCCGATGGTAATTTAATAATCGGTAACGTATTTGCTAGAACTATTGGTAACACTACTACACAACTTGTTGGTGTTGGTACATATATCACTGGTGTTGCGGCTAATGCGTTAGCAGGTACAGCAAACACAGCTCAAGTAGCACTAACTACACAGGTTACTAACTCGACTAGTTCAGGTATCTTTTACCCAACTTTTGGTAACATTACCGCCGGTAATACACAGCTTTGGGCCAGTAGTACCAACCTATTTTTCCAACCCAGCTCTGGTAACTTAACCGCAGTAAACTTTAATGGTCAGTACTACGGTGCTATTATTACACCTATACAGACCAACATACTGCAAGTTGGTAACCTAAACAGTCTAAGTGTTGGTAACGTATCAACATTCTATGGTAACGTTGTCGTTGCCAATACTACAGCCGCTACTGCATCAACTGGTGCATTAACAGTAACCGGTGGTATTAATACCAACGGAATATACTCAAGTGGTCTTGCATCATTTGCTAACGGTGTAAAAACAAACGCCATTACTAGTGCTAGTACCAGCGTAGGCCTATACAACGACAATGCAACTGCTAATATTGCAATTGGTGGATCATCGAGTAACGTTTATGTTGCGGCCAATGCTACCGTTGCCGGCAATTTAGTAATTACTAACCTACTATGGCCAAACGGTGTTAGCTATGCGTCAGGAATTACACAAGGATTTACAAACTATAGTAACAGTAACGTTGGCGGATACTTAACAACCTATACCGGTAACGTTGGCGCACTATACACAACAGGTGGCTTCTTCTGGGCAGGTAATAACTTACCATATGGTTATAGTAACAATGCTGTTGCTTCGTACTTACCAACTTATTCAGGTAACATACGTGCCGGTAACATTACTATCACCGGCAACTTAACAGTTGCTAACATTATCTATACTAACCAGGAAATTGTTAGCACAACAGAAATAGTACAAGGTAACTTAGTAGCCGCAAGTGGTATAACAAGTACAAGTACAACAACAGGTGCAATGGTCGTTGTTGGTGGCGCCGGTATCAGCGGAAACTTGTATGTTGGTGCCAACCTAGTACTTGGCAATACCTTATCAGCAGTTACAGTTGCAGGTTACCAAGTAATTAATAACTTAACCAACGTACCAGCATTACAAATAATAGGTAATAGCTGGAAAGGTGGCGTAGGCTATCACGATTTCTTACAAGTTACAAACACCTACACTGGTGCAACTACACCAAATAAATTCTTCCGTTTAAATTCTACTGGTGGTATCGAGATACTTGACAGTACTTACGCCACTCAAATCTTTACACTAGACAATGGCGGTAACGTAGTTACTCCGGGCAAACTTACAACCGGTGGTGGTATATTCTGGAGTAACGGTGTTAGTTATGGACAGAGTATTGTTACAGCCGCAGGTACATATGGTAACAGTAACGTAGCTTCATACTTGCCAGTATACAATGGTAATATACTAGCCAGTACAGTTTATAGCAATGGATACTTCTGGGCCGCCAACGGCTTTAGTATGGTCTATGGTAATGGTGCCGCAAGCTCGTATGTAACCACAAGCGTATTACCAAACTTCCGTGGTAATTTACAAGCTGGCAACATATTAGTAACAGACACAAGTGGCCTTGGTGGCAACATTACTACTGGCAATATTTTATCCAGTGGCTACTTCTGGGCCAACGGTCAACCGTTTATTACAAGTAACTATGGTAACGCTAACGTAGCCGCTTACCTTCCGTACTTCAGCGGCTACTTAAGAACAGGTCAGCTACAGGTTATTAACGGTGCAAACATTGGTACAGATTTAAACGTCACTGGCAATGCTACCATTAGCGGTGATGCTAGAATTACCGGCAATCTAACAGTTGCTAACATTACTTACTTAAATTCAGAAGTTGTATCAACTACTGAGATTGTAGCTGGTAATTTAGTTGCTAATGCCGGAACATCAACTACTAGCACTACAACTGGTGCGTTGGTTGTAGTCGGCGGCGCTGGCGTTAGCGGAAACTTATATGTTGGCAGTGGATTAAACTTAGCTGGTAACGTAATATCATCGTTAAATGTTGTAGGCACAACTACAATGTACGGGTCGGCATATCATTATGGTGCTTACAATACATTTGGCGAATTATCAGGTACAGCACCATATACTAATTTAATTAGTCGACCTTTAAACCTAATTGGCAATTCGGCTACCATGCGTGTAGCCCGACCAATTGGCACAGGCGATCCAGCAGTTGAGTTAGTTGGGTTTAACTATTCTGATGCTAGTATAGCAACTTGGTGGGATTTCTTCACATATAGTAGCGACCAGTTTAACCTACGTCGTAGAACAAACGGTGGCGCAAACGTTATGCTTGCCGCTACACAGAGCGGAGTAAGTTTATACGGTAATACTATTAGCTTTGGAACAGATTCAAGTGCAGTTACTTCTGTTAATGGTATAGTAACAATATACGGTGCAAATACAGCAACAAGCAAAACTACTGGAGCATTACAAGTAACTGGTGGTATTAGCACACAAGGCAACATATTTGCTAACGCAATTTATACTACAACTGGACTATATTGGGCTGGTAATAACAACATTATTAGTATTGGCGGCGGAGGCGGAAGCCCAGTGGGTGTTTCTGGAGCAATACAATACAACAACGGTGGTACACTAGCAGCCGCTAACTTAATTTATAATGCTGGTAATAATACTGTTATTGCTAATGCTAACATACGTGCTACTAGTAACGTTAGCGGTACTATGCAGATTGTTGGCGGTTTGGGCGTTACTGGTAACGTTTTTGCCAGCAGAGTTTATACGTCAGATGGTTTATATTGGGAAGGTAACGGAAATCCTGTAAGTACAGGTAGCTTATTCCCGTATTTAGATATGGGATTCATTAACGATACTACTGCCCCTATTCCAGCGGTGTTTGACCTGGGCGGAGTACCCTAATTAACTAAATGAATAAATATAGAGTACATACAGAAATTAGAGAGAATTAATGGCCACACAATTTCAACTTAGACGAGGAAATGCGACAGTAACTAGCACGTTTATTGGCGCACCAGGTGAAGTTACTGTTAACACAACTAACAACACCTTAGTTCTGCATGATTCTGTAACCGCAGGCGGTTGGCCTGTTGTAATGGCCAACGTTGCCCAAACGGTTTATAACAAAACTCTTGTAACTCCAATGATTACTGGCAATATGTCAGTAACCGGTAATATTATACCTACCCAGGGTAACTTATATACCTTAGGTAATCTCGCATACCCATTTAAGAGTTTGTATGTTTCTGGTAATACAATTTATCTTGGTAATGCAATTTTATCAACTACCAGCAACAGTTTTACAATTATCAACCCAGCTGGTGGTTCATTTAGCGTAACAGGCGACAGTTTAACAGGTGCAACTGGTCAATTTGCTAACCTACAAATTACAAGTAATACAGAAGCTACTAGCAACTCAACTGGTGCATTACAAGTAACAGGTGGTGCCAGTGTTGGTGCTAACTTATATGTCGGCGGAAACTTAGTAGTAAGTGGTAACACCTATGAACTACAACGTGAAGTTGTTACTGTAAGCGAAACCATTGTTGGTAACTCAACTGTTGGTAACTTATCAACTGCCGGCACAATTAATGCTACAGGTGCTATATATTCAGGGACTGGTTTCTTCTATAGTAACGGTGCACCAATTACCACAGGCTTCTTAACAAATACCTTTACTGGTAACATGACACTTGGCAACTTAACTGCCGGTAACATTAAAGTAAACGTACCAATTGATGGCCAAGACAAAACATTCTATGTTGCTAAGAACGGTAACGATAGCAACAGCGGAAAACTTAACGCACCATTCTTAACAATTAAAGCCGCATTGGCCGCAGCCGCTACTGCCGGCGCAGGACAAGCCTGGTCGGTTCAAGTTGCTCCTGGCCAATACACAGAAAATAATCCAGTCACAATTCCTACTAATGTCAGCTTAATGGGCAATGACATTCGTACAGTATCTATTATACCTCAAAACCCAACACAAGACTTATTCTATGTAACCAGTGGTTGTTATGTTTGGGGTATTACAATTAAAAATTATCAGGCCAACGGATTTGCCTACAGCTCAAGCACTAGCAGTCAAAACGTATTTGTTAGCCCGTACATTCAAAACTTAACTTCAAGCACAACATCAACTACAGCCTGTGCCGTTATGATTGACGGAAACTACTCAAGTGCAATTAGTACCAAAGCTATGATTGTTGGTTTCTTTACAATTATTAACCAAGGTGGTTATGGTATTAGATTAAAGAACGCCGGCTATAGTCAGTTAGTTAACATTTATACTCTAGGTTGTGAAGTTGGTGTATGGGCTGAATCAGGTTCATTCTGTACACTAAACGGGTCAGACAACGGTGTTGGTAACGTAGGTCTACGTGCTGACGGTTATGGTCCTGTGTTATGTGCGGCAAATACTTACGGTTATAGTACCAATGGTATATTCAACATTCGTAACTATACTGCTCAGCCACACGTTAACCAAATTATGATTATCAATGGCGACTCAAACTATTACAACATTGATACACTAACACAAGTTGATGCACAGACTTGGCAGGTACAAATACAAGAAACATATACAGGTAACTTAGCACCAAATACAAACGTAGCATTTTATCAGCGTAGTGCTGTAGTTGCTTCCGCACACACATTTGAATATGTAGGTGCTGGTACAACATTGGCAAATGCTTTACCACAATACGGTGGTTTACCAAATGCTAACTTAAAGGTTATTCAGACAGGTGGTGGTCGAGTAACATATACAGGTACAGATGAAAAAGGTAACTTCTACATTGGCTCTAACTTAGTAGTTAACCAAGGTACAGGTACCATCAGCGGAGACAGCTTCAACAGAAGTATGTTTGCGTTAATGACACCATATATCTTAGCTCTCGAAGCCGCAATGTCATAAAAGGAATAGAACATGCCAGCCGCACTCAATACATTTAGAACAATTACTGCTAACGTTACTACGACAGCTAATACAATTTATACAGCACCAACTGGGTATACTACAGTTGTTCTGTTGGCACAAATAGCTAATACAACCAACGCATTGTTGACAGTAAGTAGTAATCATTTACGTGGTGGCGTACCTACAGCATTGGTAGCAAATGCACAGGTACCAGTTAGTGATGCAGTAAATTTATTAACAGGAAAATTAGTTTTAGCAACAGCAGATGGAATTAGCGTAGTGTCTAACGTAGCCACAGGCGCTCAATGTATTTTAAGTATATTAGAAACAGCGAACCCATAATATATGACACAACGAAGCAGATTACTTAGCGGCAAAGTTCCAGTTACTCCACCAACACAGGTGTCGAGTGACCGGTATAACTTTTTAGATCCGAGCCAGGCAGAACCAAGTCTTGGTATCAGTGCCAACGGCGCGGTATTGACTACAAATACTTTAGGTACAAGAACTTGGACCACAGCACCATCATTAAGTAATATTGCAATTAATAGTAATGCTAATATTGCTGGTATCGCTATTAACAGTACTGGTGTATTTTGGCCTAACGGTCAAAGTTATGGTTCTGGTACTGTTTACTCGAACGCCAACGTACAAGTATTGTTAGGCGGATATTCTGGTAACATTAACGTAAGCGGTAACATTAACACACAAGGTAAACTTACCGGCGACGTTATTACAGCTAACACAAACTTTTTTACCAGCGGTTATTCAACAGTAACTACTGGTCTATATTGGTCTAACGGCGCACCATACTATGGTGATGCAAACGTACAATCGTACATACAAAATTACACTGGTAACATTGGTAGTACTGTAACTGGTAACCAACCTTATATTACTAACCTTGGTTACATTGCAAACGCAACTATTACTAGCCAGTTAACCATTGGTGCAAACGCACAGATTGTTTATGCCAACGGTCAAGCAATTAGCTACAGTAACGTTAGCGTTGCGGCCGCCTTAGCGGCCTTTGGTGCTCCTATTGTACGTACCGGTAACTTATTTGGTAACGGTATTGTTGGCGGCATTATTACTTCTAACACAAGCCTGATTACCAACACTGGTATTTTCTGGGCCAACGGCACAAACTATTCTGTATCTATTACAGGTAGTATTCCTTCATACTCAAACGCCAACGTTGCGGCTAACGTTACTAACTTCTTGCCAACATACACTGGTAACATTGGTTCTGGTGCTGGCTATTATTTTGGTACTATTGCTACAGCCGCACAACCAAACATTACTAGCCATGGAACATTAAGCTCATTAAACGTCAACGGTGCTACTACACTACAAGGTGGTACCACTACAATTAATGGTAACTTGGTTGTTAGTGCTACTGGTGCATACTTAAACGATGTTTATGCGGCCAGCAGTTTGAACGTTGCTGGTACTGGCACAGTTATTAATGCCACAGCTATTTCTACAAACGTATCTAAGATTACACTTGCCAAGACAGCGGCAACAGCACCGGCAGCTAACGTAGCAGGTATCTATACACCATACTCATCATTCTACTACGATAGTTCCAACAATAGTTGGGATTCTAACAACGCAATTTTACCATATTGGACTGGTAACTTAAACCTTGGTGGACCTACAAACTATTGGGGCAACATTTATGCAACCGGTATTGTTACCGGTTCGTTGAACACCTTCTCTAGTCAAGCCTACTTCCAAACATTCTTTGCTGGCTCAATTAACTCAAGTAGTATTTCGGCCGGCACAATTGGTAACATTGGTACAACACTTATTGGTTCGTTGGGCACTGGCGCACAGACTAATATTACAAGTGTTGGTACACTAACATCATTACAAGTATCTGGGTTTGGTAACATCGGTTTAGGTATCTACACAGCAAATATTAAAGCTGGTACAGTCGGTAACGTTGGCACACAATTTATTGGTACTGGCTTATCTGTTGATAGTGCTTACATTCCAACATTAAACACTACCTACGCTAATATTACAACAGCTAACTTAGGTGCATTAACAGGCGCATTGAACGTACAAGGTGTTTCAAGCTTCTACAGCAACATCTTGGCCGCAAGTGGCGTAGCAAGTACAAGTACTGGAACAGGTGCAATTACTGTAACTGGTTCTGGTGGTGTTGGTGTTGGTGGTAACGTTACAGCCGGCGGCCTAGTTGGTCCGTTGTACGGCACAGTAATGACAGCTAACCAACCAAACATTACTACCGTTGGTACACTAACAAACTTAACCATTGCAGGTAACTTAACAGTTCAAGGTGCAAGTACAATTATTGGTTCGCAAGACTTAACCATTAACGACTCGGTAATTAACCTACACACATTTGCTAACCTAGCGGCACTAACAGGCAACGATGGCCGCGACATTGGTTTAAAATTACACTACTACGATACAACATTAGCTGGCGGCGATGATTTGGCGTTTGTTGGTCGTGCCAATGATACTGGTTACTTAGAGTTTTACACACGCGGTTCAGAAGGCACAGGTAACGTATTCACTGGCGGTACTTATGGTACTATCAAGACTGGTGAATACATTGCGGCAAATACTACAGCCGCCACAAGTAGTGCAACAGGCGCATTACGTGTCTTTGGTGGTGCAGGTATTGCGGGACAAATTTATTCAGCTGGTATTAACAGCACAACTGGTAACTTAGTAACAGCGTATCTTGGTACTGTTAATGCTGGTACAGTTAACGGTGCTACTATTGGTAACACTGGTGCCGCACTTACTGGTGCAACTGTTACAACAACTGGTGCCGCAACACTTGGTAACGTTATTACTACAAACGGTATTTTCTGGCCAAACGGCGTTAGCTACGGTCAAGGTACGTTTACAAACTTTAGTACAGCAAACATTGATATCTACTTACCGGGATATCAAGGCAATTTAAGTTCGGCATACACAACAGTAAACAATGATTTACTAGTACGTGGCACAGCCAACATTGGTAACTTACTAGTACCCGGCACAACTACACTCAATGGCAATGTGTCATTAAATGGAACGGTTACTCACAATGGTAACTTAGGTATTAATAGCGGTGCACTTACTATCTATGATAGTATCATAGACATACACACATATGGTAACTTAGCCGCTTGGGCAAGTGATGACGGCAAAGACGTTGGTATCCGTATGCACTACTACAAAGGTGCAGACAAAATAGCTTTCTTGGGCTGGGAAAATACCACACAAACACTACAATACTTACAGGATGCTACTGAAACTAACAGCAACATCTCTGGTACATTTGGTGCTGTACAATTTGGTAGTTTAACCTTATCAAATACAACAACATCTACTAGCACATCAACTGGTGCATTATATGTAGCAGGTGGTGCAGGTATAGCCGGTAACGTTAATGCTGGCGCTTACTATAGTAATGCTTACTATTGGGCGGCAAACGGACAAAACATTTTAACTGGATTAAGTTCTGGTGGTGGCGGTGGTGGCGGATCTGGTACAAGCGGGGCATATTTCTCGGGTGTTACTAACTATGCAAGTAGCCCAGTTACTGATTTAGGCAACGGAGAAACCTATGTGTTTAGCACAGGTACAGCATTATCTGATCCGTTTGGACAAACCGTTAGTTTATACACATCTGATTGGAACGAGCTCGAAACAGGGCTAAGTACATTAGATTTAGGTGTACTAACTTGATAAATAAGATATAAGAGGACGATTAAAAAATGCCAACACAAGTACAGTTTAGACGAGGAACAAATGCCCAAAACCAAGCATTCACAGGTGCAGTTGGTGAAATTACCGTTGATACAACGCTTGGTACTCTACACGTACATGATGGTGTTACAGCCGGCGGTAATACACTAGTTAGAGCAAACGGTGTTATTTACGGTTCTACAATTTACCAAAATAACGTTCGTGTATTTAAAAACACAACAGCAACATCTGCCCCATCGAGCCCAGTAGCTGGTGACGAATGGTATGATAGTGGTACTGATATTCTATACAAATATGTATATGACGGTACAAACTATCAATGGGTTGATCAAAGCCAAACATTGGGCTATTCAACTCTTTCTGTATCAGGTAACGCAACTGTTGGCGGAACGCTAACAGCACAAAACTTTATCTTAACTGGTAACTTAACCCCACAATCAAACATTACAGCAAACATTGGTAGCGTTGGTACATGGTACAGCAACGTTTACGCTGTTCGCTTTAATGGTATTAGTACACAAGCTCAGTACGCCGACTTAGCAGAAAATTATCTTGCTGACGAAAGTTATGCTCCAGGTACACTAGTTGTATTTGGTGGCGACAAAGAAATTACAACAAGTTCCGTAAGCCACGATCCACGTGTTGCTGGTGTAATCAGTACTGATCCAGCTTACTTAATGAATTCTGGTGCTGAAGGTTCACCATTAGCACTAACAGGTCGTGTTCCATGTATGGTACAAGGCCCAGTAGAAAAAGGCGATCGTCTAGTTAACGTAGCCGCTGGCGTAGCCGGTAAATTAAACAAAGAACAATACGAGCCAGGTTGCATCATTGGCAAGAGCCTAAACAGCATTGAAGACAGCAGTATTAAATTAATTGAAATAGCAGTAGGAAGATACTAATATGGCATTCCCATCAAGCCCAATCTCAAACCAACAAGCAACTGTTAACGGTGTAATTTATACCTACAACAGTAGTAAAAGTGCTTGGCAACGTACAACCAGTAGTAGTGTTAACCTAACAGTTAATAACGTTAGTGTTACTACAGCTATTACAAGTCCAAACTTGTATATCAGCGGCCCAACTACAATTACAGGTACAGTTACATTAACAAGTACACAGCCACTATTGCCAGCATCCAACGCCGCAGTAGACTTAGGTAGTAATACACAATGGTTCCGTACATTCTACGGTAAATCAACTCAAGCACAATACGCTGACTTGGCAGAAAACTATTTAGGTGATCGCGATGATTACATGCCAGGTACTGTTATGGTCTTTGGTGGCGATAAAGAAGTTACAGCCGCTACAAAAGAATATGATAGTCGTGTAGCAGGTGTAGTTTCTCAAAACCCAGCATACTTGATGAACGTAGCAGACGTTAACAATCGTTTTATGGTACCAGTTGCGTTAACAGGTCGTGTTCCAACTAAAGTGCAAGGCCCAGTTACTAAAGGTGAACTATTAGTAACCAGCAATGAATATGGAATAGCACAACGTCTTGACAATGGACGTTTTATTCCTGGTGTAGTTCTTGGTAAAGCACTTGAAAACATTGAAACTAACACAGTGGAAACTATTGAAGTTGTCATTGGACGGTTCTAACATAAGGAACAGCAATGGCTAACATAGTTGGTAGCGGATTAGAAATAAGTCAATCATATCTGTCAGACGCTGTATATCCTCCCGGTACAGTAGTAAAACCTGCAGGTAATAACCCATATGAAATAACAATGTGTGTTTCACCATATTGCACACAGCCAATTGGTGTAGTAAGTACCAACCCAGGTGTAACAGCTGGCCTAGACAATCCTGGCCAAGGTGGCGCAACTATTGCCATAACCACGGTAGGTAAAACATACGCACTAGTACAAGGTCCAGCATTTGTTGGTGATAAATTAGTCGCTGGTAATATTCCCGGCACACTAATGAGCCTTGAACAAAACCCTCCTACTCCAATAAGCGGTGTAACTAACTTTCCCACAGTTATTGGCATCTGTATGGATACTAACTCTACAAACAGCCCACTATCAATTTTAGTAACATTAAAATCTGGTACACCAAATCCAGCTGGCAATGTAATTGTTAATAATATTACTAATATTGGAACCAGTACCGTTGGTAGTATTGTTACAACCGGTGGCGTAACTTGGCCTAACAACGTTCCGTATTCCGCACCCGCAGTATACAACACAATGAACTTTGTTGGTAGTACCACACAACTTTCATCTATGTTTACCAACAGTGGTGAGATTGTAACAGTCTCCAATGCATCAGTTAGTGGTACAGTACCGTACTATGTATCTAGCCAAAACATTTTATACTATCAAGGTACATCAGCTGGTAACTTTGTACTAAACGTACTAGGATCAAACGTACAAAGTTATTCTGGCACCGCAGTCAATGCCCAAGGTACAATCAATAACTATACAATGACCATTGGTGAAGTAGCCGGCGCCGGTTCAATACAAGTTGGCGCAAAAATTGTAGCCAATGGATACACAATTAACGGTGCAACTTACGCACCAACATTTGCTAATACTACAGTAAAATCTCAGACATCTGGATCAACAGGTACAGCAGGTGTATATCTATTAGACAATTGGGCATACTTACCAGCACAGTCGGCAATTTACGCCTACAATCCAACATCGGCAACAGGTACTACACTTGATCAAATTCTACAACCAGGACAAAGTGTTAGTATTGCTTTCATTAATACAAACGGCTCAACAGGATACTACTTAACTGGTCTACAAATTGATGGTATTAACCAAACTATCAGATGGATCAACGGATCCACTCCTGGTGCTGGTAGCGCCAATGCATTAGACGTTTATAATTTTACTATTATAAAAACATACGCAACACAGATTGTAACCCCACCAACGAGGATTCCAGTTTATACAGTACTGGGTAGCGTTTCTAGGTTCGGGTAAGGACTAATCATGCCAAGATTAGCGGCGTTTGGCGGACAAAGAAGACCGGGTGCTGGCGGCCAATCTCCACCAACACAGCCATTAAGCGTTTCAGCATCAGCACTTAGTAGCTTTTCTGCAAGCGTAAGTTGGTCAGAGCCAAGTTCCAATGGCGGTTCATCAATAACTTCATACATTGTTACAGCTAGTCCTGGTGGCGCTACTGCTACTACCAGCGGAACCAGCGTAACAGTACCTGGATTATCACCAATAACAACATATACTTTTACCGTAGTAGCCGTAAACGCTCGAGGTTCAAGTCAATCAAGCGTTCCAAGTAATTCGGTAACTACTCCAAACGGTGTAAGTTGGGCTACAGCATCGGGCCAGTTGGCATCAATTTATACACAACAGTCAATGAGTGCTGTTACGTTATCTGCTTCAAATAATGCTAACCAGTCAATGACATATTCCGTAGTCAGTGGTAGTTTACAATCAGGCCTATCATTAAGTAGTACTAGTGGTGTAATATCAGGTACCCCAACTGGTGTCAGCGATTATTCTAGTAATACTTGTTCGTTTACTGTGCGAGCAACAGCGTCTGGTGGCGACTATGCAGACCGAGCTTTTACTATTCTAACAACCAGTCGTTATGTTGGTTACAGTTGTTTTACAACCAACGAAGGATACACACTTAGCGGAAGCTCGCCAAGTGGTTATACATTTAACCGTGTTGACTTCTGCTCATATGGTACTCCAAACGGTGGTTGCGGTGGCTTTAGCTATAGCGGATGTAACTCAGGCAGTTCTAACGGTTATAACCCAACACCTACAACATCATTCTCTGTGGGAGCCAACAACGGAACATGGGGCGACCCTTGCGGCGGTACATACAAACGCATGTACATTCAATTAAGCTATGGACCATTCTAATACTTTAGATAAACGATATTTTTTATCAGATGAGCAAGTAGAAACACGTATGTCAATTTGCCGTTTGTGTGAACACCGCATAGAAGTTACAAATATGTGCGGTAAATGCTTTTGTTTTTTACCCTGGAAATTGCGTATGGCACCTGCTAGTTGCCCTGAAGGTAAATGGATGCACGTTACAGTAGCTACTACATCATAAATACATATTATGCAAACACTAAAAAGACTTTACCGTTCAAACTACGCAGGCGAGCACGTAATTAGTACGTTATCGCTAAACAGTAACGAGTGGAATCCCGAAACAGAATATGTTGATAATGGCGTATTCAACACCCACACCACTAGCCAAGCAGTAGCAATTGGTAATGGCGAAAGTCGCAAAGGTTTTGATCTAGGACATATTACTAGACACAGTGGCGGATTACTGGCAGCTGATAAATTACAAAGCTATGGATGTAATGCTCTATACAGAGATTTTCATCCTGACTTTTTAGTATTGTCTGGAAAAGAAATTACTCGAGAAGTAGCAACTAGCCGTTACGTTGAAGATCATATCGTCTATGGCAATGCTGATGTGTTATTAGAGTATCCTAACCGTTTATATTTGCTACCACAAAATTTATACTATGATGCTGGCGCATTAGCAGTATACCTAGCCTGCTTTGATGGTCATACAAAGATTTTCATGGTTGGCTACGATGGTTATCCTACTAACGGACCGGTGAACAATATCTATAAAGACACCAATGGATATCTAAGTTCATCAGATACACAAAACGGTACTTGGTTTACTAAGAGTCTTGAGATGGTGATGAGTGTTTACAATGACGTTGAGTTTATTCGTGTTATGCCACACATTACACACTACATTCCTGAAGAATGGCAACGTTGTCCAAACTTTAGACAAATTGATTACCGCGGATTTGCAATCGAAGCAGATTTAGGTTAATGCAGTATTGACTCTAAAGTCTTAATTTTCTTTTTAATAATATCAAAATTAAAACTACGCCATAGGCCTGGATGCAATGGCTTAGGATGATCCTTTAACTCTACCCAACAATACCCACGATGCTCGTCGTTTAATGCAGGTATAAATTCAGAATCAACTGTGACAAGAAACGTATAGTAAACAAACTTTTGATTGTCTGCTGTAAAAGTTTCCAAGGGAATAAACTTTTTCTTGGCGTAGTCAACACCAATTTCTTCTTGTATTTCTCTGACCAAGGCTTGTATTACTGTTTCGTTTGGTTCAATCTTACCACCAACAATGCCCCAGAAGCCTTGCTGTCTGGCTTTGTTACGCAGTAAAAACAAATAACGATTAGTAGACTTAGCGTAGACTAAAGCACCTACGCCTTCGGTATGCTTATCCGCCATTACAATATTAAGCTCCAGTCGCCGGCTGTGTATAAACCTTCGTAGCTCTTGCTCCAAAGTTCACCGTTCCAGTGATATTGGATTGTTGTAGTTAAGTTAGATATGTATTGTCCGCCTGGCTCTTGACGACTGTCAAATATAACGTGCCAGTGATTGCCAGTCCATTCAATGATGTCGTTAGCATTGGCAACCAATGATGTACCATCACGCCCTTGCCATGCCACAGCACTAACGCTACCTGGATCTCCAATTGGATTTAATATTAGATATTTTGTTCCAGTGGCAGGGTTTAAAATGCTACTGTCAACGGTTACGTTAAATGGATCAATGATAGCATTAATTGAGTAATTAAATGTATTTGCAGGTTTTGTTGCTTCGTGTGCATCAAATAATAAACGTGTAGGATCTGTTGGATCGTAGACAACAGTACCAACTAATTCATGTGCGGTATCTTTGTATGGGAATCGTAGTCTTACTTCGCTAATACCATTTCGTAATTGGCCGTACATATTAACCAATCCAGTCCAAGGCATAGGATCGCCATATACTTCATCACCGGATTCGGTAACAGTATTGCTATACAATGTAAGTATGTTTGGTCCAGTAAATACTACTCCATAGCCTAATGGTGTAAAGCGTTGGCGACTTACAAGGCCTTCTAAAGTAGTAATAACATCGGGACTTAGGTCTCCGTTGTCATTATAGATACTAGCAATAATTTCTGCTACTACACCCATCTTCTTAACCTTAGCAGGCAATGTTAACCAAATTGGAACTTCAAAAGTTAAACTAGCAATATCAATTTGATCATCGCTGCCTTGCGGAACAGTTCTACTAGTATAGGTAACATCAGTTAAGAGCACTACACTCAGACTAGTCCAGTCTAAGTAATTATCAGTACTTTGTATTTCTAAACCAGGATTGAACAATGGTAATATCTGTTCAAGTATTTGATGTTTTTGTTCAGTGTTGCTAGTCCATATATCTAACTTCATAGTTAGTTTGTACGGAGCAGGCATTAAACGTTCTACTGTATAAATGCTGTCTTGTGTACCTGTATAGGTTTGACCACCACTATCAAAATTTTGTTCTCTTACACGTATAGTGCTTTCGTGATAAGGGTTTTGTAATCTATCTCGCTCGTATGATAACCCGGCAATATAAACAGCCATTGCTGGTACTGAGTTTAGTGTGTTTTCTGAATTGCCACGTAAAATCATTGCGGCCTGTCGACTAGCATCTCCGTAATAGACAGGAATAGTCTGTAGAGATTTATTGCCAGCGGTATCTTTTCCAAACTCAACTTGGAAGTTTGAAACCATACGAATAAATTGTATAACAAATCTTCGTATTTGATAATCGTAACTAAATTGTACTGGCATTAATTATCCGCCTTAGGTCTGAGTGCTTGGCTTAACGGTTGACGTTCAGGTTGTGATGTACCGTCGCCTCTTGTGTATGTGTTAGTGTTATTTACATAACTCATACGTTGTGTTGTATTATCTGTGCCCGGAGTTAGATTTGTGCGAACACTATCTTCAATCTTAATCCACTTGTGTCCATCGAATCTAAACAAACGATTTGGCAAATAGTCTAAACGTAAAAAGTATTCGCCATTTTGTGGATGGGCAGGGAAAGCAACACCAGCACCGGTTGCAATACCATTAGGTGCTTGTCCATCGCCAGTTAAGTATCCTTGCTTTTTACTCTTTGGACTTACTGGAGTACTGTCAGCAGTTAGGTTATTGTTGTCTGCGGTAATAGCAGTATTTGATGAATCAACATAGGTATCTGCGCCACCAACAGGGGAACCATCGGAGTTAGTTGGTAAAGTATAGAACGGACTAGTATCGTATCCAGACTTAGGAACATCTAATTCAGCTTGTGCAATAACAGCATTGTTGATGTCAATATATTTGTCATAGGTGCTTAGGATTTGTCCCACAGGTGTGTTGGTACCTGGACCAGCTTTAATATTATCAAGAATATCTTTGTATTCCTGACTATCAACTAACGGATTAAGTTTGACACGCCATAAGTGCGGCCACCAAGTTGGGCTAAAACCTTCTGACGCAAAACTAGCATCGCCAACAACATAATAACGTTTTAATGCCGCTGGCAAATCGCCATCTAAGGCATCGTAATCTTTTAGGTGTTGTAGTTCTAGTACGTCACCAGCCATTAGTTTACGGCCAATTTGATCTACCATATCACGTAAGTGGAACACCATGAAGATAGTTCCAGTTTGTAGGAATAAGCCAAACTGGCTTAGATCAAAGTCTTGATCGGCACGTTGATAAATGCCACGCATTTTATAAACGTCTTGGCTGTACTTGCGATCGCGGTTTTCAAGCCATAGCAAGTCTTGAATATTCTTTTCTGTAGGATTTAACCAGTCAGGTTTAGTGGGGTCTGTACTGCCGGGTTGCTCAATTGGGCCAAGATACTTGTTTAATAAAACACCAGTACCGCCGATGGTAAACATTTCACTGATACGGCGATCCATGAACTTATAATCATTTGAGTGTTGACCGTCTTTCCAAAGACTTAAACGTGGCATAGCTATTCCTATTAGTCTAGTATTTATCGCCAGTTGACCCCTAATTGCCTAAATGCTACAATGTAATATGACCTCTCAAATTGATGAGTTATACTTTAAAATCATTGCTTGTAAGCAAGAACATCAGCGTGATCTTAAACGAATGTGGGCCAGGGTTAAAGACATTCAAACCGAAATAAGCAAAGAAGATGTCATTTGTCGTAGAAAGGGCAAGGACACCGTTAGAAAAACAGAATTGCTGGCCCAGCTAGACGAAGCTGTAATTACACTGGAGCAATACCTAGTATTTGCTACACTCCTAAACGGTTGACTAAATAATTCCAAAATGCTATACTAGACTATGTTGATATTTTTGGATACTGAATTTACAGATTTTGCTGAGGCCGAGTGTGACTTAATTAGCATCGGTTTGGTTGACGAAAATGACAGGGAATTCTACGCAGAAAGTACACAATACAGGCAAGAGTGCTGTTCAGATTTTGTTAAGCAAATAGTATTACCGCTATTAGGTAAACACCCTAATCGCATTGTGGGTAATTATTATTCGATTGCAAAAGAGCTTAATGAGTGGTTAAAATCGTATGGCAATGAAGTAGTCACTATCTGTTTTGACTATAATACAGATTGGTTCTTAATGGCTCGTATGCTATTATTGTTGCCAGAAGAAGAATTATTTGGCAACATACAAGCAATGAACATCTGGGGCGACTTGGACAAACAGGCACTGGATTGGTTTTGGTTGGAGCGGGACACAATTGGCTGGCAACAGCACATGGCATTGTATGATGCCCACGGAAATAAATTTGCATACAAACCTTTGGTAAAGGAAAGACATGAAACTCAACGGTAAAACAATACGAGCTAAAGTTAAAACTACTCGTAACCCTTTGTTCGCAGACGAAAAGTACACTGGCGGCGAACCAGTGTGGGACACTGAGCGAGCTAGGGAATTTAGTGATGAGATGTTTGATCACTTTATGCGTCAAAGTTTGAACTACTACAATTATTTCTATACACAAAAAGATCTAAAGAAATATGTAGTGGAATGGCTAAAGACCAACGTCGAGTTTTCCAAAGAAGAAGTTAAAGCATTTGAGCGTAGCTCGGACCGTGCTATCCCAATGACAGTATGCAGTCTAATTATGGCACATCGTCAAGGCATGCCGTTCCGTGAGCGTCATATTGCTTTTATTGACAAGCATATTGAAGCGGCTATTAAAGGCGCCGGTGCTGAAGTAATCGAAGTAGCAGTAGAAGAAAAGCCCAAGGCTTATGTCCCTACTATCCAAGACCGAATGAACGAAAAGACTTCGGAAACTATCGGCGAGCTTGAAGGGCACTATGACGAGTTCATCATGAACCCTAAGTACCAATTCAAGTGCTATGATTTCTTGGTTGCAAATAATGTACCACAAAGCCAACTAAGCAAATACATTGACGTTTACCAAAAGCGTTTTGATGAGCTAAAAGCGGCTTACGAAAAACAAGATCCGCAATTGGTTGAAGGCTACAGCCATCTCAAAGCCGCAGACTTTAAACGATTCTTTGTGTTCCTTGATCAAATACTTACGGACATTGAGCAATACCGTGGCGTTAAAAAAGCCACTAAGAAAGTTCGTGCTCCTAAGAGCATTAGCAAAGAAAAACAAGTAGCTAAACTCAAGTACGCAAAAGAAGATAAAACATTGCGTCTGGTTAGTATCAATCCTGCAGACATTATTAACTCGCAAGAGCTGTGGGTTTACAATACCAAAACTCGTAGGTTGGGCAAGTATGTAGCAGACAGTCTACGTGGTCCATTGCGTGTTAAAGGTACAAGTATTGAAGGTTACGATGAGTTTAAAAGCACCAGCAAAACCCTACGTAAACCTGATGAAAAGCTCAAGGAGTTTGCCAAGGCCAGTAAGGTACAACTACGCAAGTTCCTAGACGAAATCAAGGCTACAGAAACCAAACTTAACGGGCGTATTAACGCAGATGTTGTGCTACTTCGTGTACAGTAATAAATACTGTATAACGGAGTAATACAATATGGCAACACCTTACACAGGTACACCCACTCAAGAAACTGGTTTTAACGCTAATCTTAATCTAGGCGCCGCTAGCCTATACAATCCTGCTACAGGATCTGGCGCTGGCCATATTGCTTATAATCCAGCTGACTATACAACAACAGATGCCAAACGTGCAGAAATTACTGACTACATTCGTATGCGTCTTGGCGATGGTATTGTAGATGTTGAACTAGACAAAGAACACTATGAAATGGGCATTAACCAAGCCCTGATTAAGTATCGTCAAAAATCACAAAACTCAGTTGAAGAAAGTTATGCATCACTTCAATTGTTGCCTGAAACACAAGAGTACATTCTTCCCAAAGAAGTACAAAGTGTGCGACAGATCTTCCGTCGTGGTATTGGTAGTGTAACAGGTACTACTGCTAGCCAGTTTGAACCATTTGCATCGGGCTACTTAAACACTTATATGTTAGTAGCAGGCCGTGTTGGTGGATTGACAAACTACGAACTATTTGTAGACTACCAAAAACTAGCAATGAAAATGTTTGGTGGTTTTATGAACTTTACATTCAACCCAGTTACCAAAAAACTAACAATAGTACGTAAGATGCCACACCAGGGTGCCCATCCAGATATAGCACAACAGGAATCTGTATTATTATGGATTTTTAATACCAAACCAGATCAAATGATCTTCAATGATACCTATGCATTTCCTTGGGTTCAAGAATATGCTTATAGTTTCTGCAAACGCATTATTGGTGAAGCACGTAGCAAGTTCGCTAGTATTGCTGGCCCACAAGGTGGCACCACAATGAATGGTGATGCTCTTAAACAAGAAGCCGTTGCCGAAATGGAAAAACTCGAAGAAGATTTAAAAATGTATGTGGACGGAAGTCAACCATTAACCTGGTTAATGGGCTAATAATATTTGACAACCCGTTTGCAATATGTAATAATGCTCCTATAACTACGGAGCATTTTTTATGATTATCGGTGTATGCGGTTTTATCGGATCTGGCAAAGATACAGTAGCCGACTATTTGGTTAACTTCCACGAATTTCGTAGAGACAGTTTTGCGGCAACTCTTAAAGATGCTGTAGCGGCTGTTTTTGGATGGGACCGGGAACTACTCGAAGGGCGTACTAAAGAAGCTCGTGCTTGGCGTGAGCAAGTTGATCCGTGGTGGGCAGAACGTTTAAGTATGCCTGACTTGACTCCTAGATTAATCCTACAACTGTGGGGCACGGAAGTGTGCCGTAAAGGCTTCCATGACGATATTTGGATCGCCAGCCTAGAAAACAAATTGCGTAACAGCACCGACGATATTGTTATTAGTGATTGCCGCTTTCCCAACGAAATAGCCAGTATTAAAAAAGCTGGTGGAAAAGTTATTTGGGTACAGCGTGGCGATTTGCCCGAGTGGTACAGCGTAGCAGTATTAGATAACATGACTACTGGGCACTATGCACGTGACAACATGGAAAAGAAACAACTAGGTATGAAGTATCAATACCCAGGAATCCATGTAAGCGAATGGGCATGGGTTGGTACTAAGTTTGACCATGTTATTGAAAACGATGGTACTATTGACGACCTGTATACTGCTATTAAAAATCTGGTACGATAGGTGCTGGTTTCCACCCTACTCTGCTATTGCTAACTAATTCAATTTGACAGTTAGCACACACAGTTTTAAGATTGAAACTGTTGGTATTTTTTAAGTTTCCGTCAACGTGATACACAAACATCTGTTTGTTTGTCTTTGATTTAAAGTTGCACATCTCGCAACGATCTTTTTTCTTATACCCAGCCTTTGCCCACGCTGGCGGTTCGGGTTTAAGTTTCTTCCCAATTCTTATACAGGCCGCACAACTATTACGATAGTGTGTGATGCCTTCCTGTATATAGTTAACAGCCACTAGGTTATTACGGCATATAGGGCATAGATCTCGTTTGAGCATATAGGTATTTAGCTATCAAACCTTTGCAAAGGCACCTCTAAGCACCCAAAAATCAGACCAATCCGATAAATAACTTTAACATGTATTATAAAGGATAATAACCATGGCACTTACATCACCAGGAATTCAAATTTCCGTAACAGACCAGAGTCAATATGTACCCAATCAGGTAGGCTCGGTTCCGTTAGTATTGTTAGCAACAGAACAAGACAAGTCTTACAATGGCTCACCAGCCACAGGTACTTCTAAAGCTAATGCTGGTAAATTGCTGAGTTTTACAAGTCAACGTGACTTAGTAACAGCAATGGGAACACCAATGTTCCAACTTAGTTCTGCTGGTACACCAGTAAACGGAAGTGAAATAAACGAATACGGTTTAATGGCAGCTTATAGTGCCTTAGGCCTTGGTAATCAATTATATGCTATCCGTGCTGATATTGACTTAGCACAATTAAAAGGTACTGCTAACCGTCCAGTTGGTATGCCCGAAGATGGTTCTTACTGGTTAAATTTAGCAACAACTGAATTTGGTCTATATTCATTGAATCGCGGTACTAGCGGTTTTGATCACGTCAATCCTTTATTAATTACTGATCAAACACTATTAGAGAATGATCCGTTTGGTTATTACGGTGGTAACCGTGTTGCTTATCCAAAATCTAGTGTTGGCTCAATTGGTAGCTATGCATTAGTATTTGTTAACGATCCAGACAGTTCTGGTATCTATGGTGCCGCCGGCGCAAGCACAAAGAATATTCGTTTGTTTTATAAAGCAGGACGTTCTGGTAGTGGCACAAGCACTAACACAGCTCCTGGTATTATGGCAGACCGTACAACTCCATTAACAAACCGCTGGGTTGAAGTTGGTAGCCCTAACTGGCAACGTAGTATTCCGGTAGTTATGACTAGCACTATTGATGGTGCTGTAACTATTGCAAATACTGTTACAGATAATTCTGTATTGTTCCGTATCAATGGTGTAAACATTGTTATCAACAGCACAAACTTTGCAGGCTTTAGTGCAGGCACAGTATTCCCAATGACAGCGGCCAAACTAGCCAGTGCAATTAACACAGCCAATGGTGGTTCAGGCGTTCCTGGTGTGTATGCACAGAACGTAAGTGGTTCTTTATACCTTTATGTAACAAGTGCCGCAGACAGCACAGGTACATACTCTGGTACAAATCACCCAGACGGTGCAATCGTTTGTTCTAACTTCTTAGCAAGTTCAGGTCTAACAGCCGCAGGTGTTGGCTTGCCAACAACAACCATTGGTTGCCCATACTTCTTCTATGGCGACTATGCAAGTGCTCCTGTAAATGCAAGCAGTTCATACTTAGGTTGGGGTATTGCTAGTAGCGATCCTCTACCACGTCCAAGTGGTTCTATCTGGTGGAAGACAAGCCCATTAGGTGGCGGTTGGAACCCGGCACTACAAAAATACAGCGCCAGCACTGGTCAGTGGCAAACAGTTTCTGCACCAATGTATCCATATCTAACTGATGCGATCTATGGCTTAGATCCAACAGGTGGTGGTGTAAACATTCAAGCAGGTCAGACTGTAGCACAATACGGTGTTGTTGATTCTACATACAATAGCTTACGTTTCAACGTAAAACTATCTACATCAACAGCAAGTGCAACTGGTGGTGTTATTGATTATAACACTTCGGGTTATGCCAGCTTACTAAAAGCAGACACAAGTCAATACTTTACTGTATCGGCTACACAACCTGGTAGCTACAGATTGACTCGTTATGGTACTATTTCAACTTCTGGTTCAAACCCTGCAACTACACCTGCTAGTATTGTAAACCAAATCTTAGCTTTAAACATTCCTTATGTTACAGCTAGTTTGACTACAAACGGTGATAGTTCTGGTACTATCCCAAGCACAGAAACACAAACAATTACATTGACACATACATTAGGTGGTCAAATTGTATTAACACCAAGTGATGTATCTGGTAACCCACTAGGTTCACCAAACACATTGTTGAAGCACCTAGGTTTCCGTAGCGAAGCTAACCCAGCATTGAACGGTACTGGTTACGAAATTAACCCATTAACTGGCGAAGTTAGTATCCAAAACTGGATGAGCTTGACAGAAGATGTTGGTTACTCTAACACTTCACCATACACTTCACCAGCAGATAGTACATACTGGTATTACAGCAACTTTGCTGATATCGACGTTATGATCAATGACGGCGGTACATGGAAAGGCTACCACAATGTACAAACTGATATCCGTAATTACCCATTGGGCAACACAGATCCAAACGGTGTTATTGTTTCAGCAAGTGCTCCAACAAGCCAAACTGATGCAACAGCATTAGTAGCTGGTGATTTATGGTTAGACTCTAGCGATTTAGTTAACTATCCAAAACTAAGCCGCTGGACAGGTACAGTATGGGTAGCAATTGACAATACAGATCATGTAACTAGCAATGGTATCGTGTTTGCTGATGCACGTTGGGACACTAACGGTCAGACTGATGTTGTTAACGGCGGATACCCAAGTGTATCATCATTATTAACTTCTAACTACCTTGACCAAGACGCTCCTGATGCACGTTTGTATCCAAAAGGTACATTGTTGTTTAACACACGTCGTTCTGGATTTAACGTTAAGCGTTATGTTAAGAACTACTTTAACAGCGTTAGCTTCCCAAATCCTGGTATCAAACCAGGCACAGCTGGAACATTACCATCTGTAGCAGATTCATGGGTAAGCACTAGCGGTCTTGACAACAAAGGTCGTATGTTAGCTGGTACAAAAGCACAAAGAGCAATCGTTGTTGAAGCACTTAAAGGTGCAGTAGATAGCAATTTATCTGTGCGTGAAGAAAGCTATAACTATAACATTATTTGTGCTCCTGGATATCCTGAGTTGATTCCTAACATGGTTGCATTAAATGATGACCGTAGCGACACAGCATTTATCATCGGTGACACACCATTGACATTGGCTCCAAGCGTTACAGAAATTACTAGCTGGGAAACAGATGCAGATGGTTCTGGATTAGCAACAGCAAGTCCATACCTAGCAGTATACTATCCAGCTGGTTTAACAAATGATTTAAGCGGTAACTCAGTAGTAGTACCTGCTAGCCACGCTGTTCTACGTACATTCTTGTACAACGACAACGTAAGCTATCCATGGTTTGCTCCAGCTGGTGTACACCGTGGCTTAGTTAATAACCTAAGCGACATTGGTTATGTTGATGCCGCAAGTGGTAACTTCGTACACAACGCAGTTAACCAAGGTTTACGTGATGCATTGTACAACATGAATATTAACCCAATCACTCAGTTACCTGGTGTTGGTTTAGTAATTTGGGGTCAAGAAACACGTAGTGGTGACGCAACTGCACGTAACCGTGTAAACGTAGTTCGTTTAGAAAACTATCTACGTGTAATCTTTAAGCGTGTAAGCAATGGATACTTATTTGAACCTAACGATACAATTACTCGTAAGAGTATCGCAGGCCAGATTGAAAGTGCATTGCATGACTTATTAAGCAAGCGTGGTTTGTATGACTTCTTAGTAATTTGTGATACAAGTAATAATACTTCTAGCACAATCGCTAATAATCAATTATACGTAGACGTAGCAATTGAACCAATGAAGGATGTTGAATTTATTTACATTCCTATTGCATTGTATAACCCAGGTGCTATTGCAACACTAGGTCAACAATCAACTTAAGAATATAGATAAATAAGAGTATAGGAGAATAAAATGGCCGTAGCATCGTTAAGTAAATTCACAGTACCATTGGCAAATAACCAAAGCCCTGATACTCAAGGTTTGTTAATGCCAAAACTCAAGTATCGCTTCCGTGCGACATTTGTGAATTTTGGCGTAACTAATGGAACAACAGAACTAACCAAGCAAGTTCAGGATATCAAACGTCCTAACGTAAACTTCAACCCAATCACAATTGATGTTTATAACAGCAAGGTGTTCTTACAAGGTAAACCAGAGTGGCAGGAAACTACTGTTACATTACGTGATGACAGTACTGGTGCAGTAAGTAAACTAGTCGGCGAGCAGATCCAGAAGCAATTTGACTTCATGGAACAAGCAAGTGCCGCGGCTGGTATTAACTATAAGTTTGGTCTACAATTTGAAATGTTAGATGGTGGTAATGGTGCAACACAACCAACTACATTAGAAGAATGGCAATTAGATGGATGCTTCTTAAGTCAAGTAGACTACGGCGAAATGGCTTACAACAGCAACGATCCTGCGTTAATTGTATTGAACATCAAGTTTGATAATGCTGTACAAACAATTGGCGGTGGCGTAGGTACTAGCGTAACAACTAAGACTCCTGGCTCATCAGTTAACTAAGTTTAACTTTTTAAATAAATTAACCCGGTTTAAAACACCGGGTTTTTTATTGGATAAATATTAGTATGAGCGACAAAATGTATCGTACCGATCCTAATGATTTACTGGCACAGAGTAAACCAAAGAGCATGGCCAGAGTTGTACCCGGCTCGTTTACTACTGAAGAACCTCCTGCCGGTGGCTTTAAAGCAGAATCGGCACCAAACATTACAAATGGCAAACAGTACCGAGCTCAGGTAGAACAACAAACAATACTTCGTGACTATCGACATGCTTCACGTATCTTTGTCAGCGACAGTCAGCGACTATCACCAAAGTATGGTTTCCTATTTTATGTTGAATTTGATTTCAACCCAGCTATTACTAGTATAAGCAATCGTACCGCACAAGAATTAGGAATGATTGTTAAGAGTGTTTCGTTGCCTAAGTACACAATGGATACCAAGGTACACAATGCTTACAACAGAGTAAACATCAGTCAACACAAAATTAAGTATGATCCTGTTACTATTACTTTCCACGATGACCAAGCAGATAATGTAAGAAACTTTTGGTATGACTACTACAGTTTCTATTTCAGAGATAGTGACTATGCAGATACAACATATCAAGGCATAAGCAAATATCAAAGTCGTCCAAGTTTTGACTGGGGCTATAGTCTACGCCCAACGGTTGGCTATAACAGTAGCACAGTATATCAACCTTACCAATATATTCAAGGCATTCGCATTTATAGTTTGTATCAGAAAAACTTTAGTGAATATCTTTTAGTTAACCCAACTATACAGCAGTTCAGTCACGGTGAACACAAAAACGGTGGACAAGATCTAGTCGAACATTCAATGACTATCCAATTTGAAACTGTAAAATATCTCACAGGATATACAACAGCAAACACAGTTGGTGGTTATATTGATTTACATTACGACAACACACCTAGCCCAAATCTTCCATCAGCAGATGGTGCTACACAAAATTCAATACCCGACGGTCGCGGCGGTTATGTTGATGCACCAGATGCGGTAACAGATTTAGCCTATGGTATGTTTACTAATACAGCCTTATATCAGTCACAGTCTGATTTAGGATATACAGTTACATTAGAAGATAAAGCGGCACAAGCCGCGGCATTGAAAGCTGGCTCAGTAACTGGCATGGTAGCTGCCGCAGGCGGTGGGGGTGGATTTAATATTCCAAGTCTTGGAAGTCTAACCACAGGCCTAACTCCTGGTGCTATGTTATCACAACAACTAAGTGCGGCAACTGCACGTCTAGGTGGTATTGTTACTAGTAACTTTTCCAATGCAGTCGTTGGCGGTATTGCCAAAGGTCTTGGCCCAAATGGCTCAGCTATCGTTGGCGGTATTGCCAGTGCTATTATGAATCCTAAAGCCGCAATACAGGCCGTTGAGAACTTGGCACTAAACTATGCAATTAATAAAGTCACTGGATTTGTAGTTGAGAAAACAGCACCATTGTTCAGTACAATGTCTAATAATATTGCTGAAACAGTTAAAGGTTGGTCTGACTCAGTGTCCAAAGCCGCCGGAGATTTATGGACAAGTGCAGGCTCATCATTGTACACCACTACAGGTATTAATGTGTTTAGTGCGGATCAGTTAAATCAACAATTTGCAACTAACACAGGTATCTATACTCCAAACTTATTCACATACACAAATGCAGATGGCGTCGACATAACTCTTAACACGGCAGTAACTTTTGAATAACACTAATATTATAAATGGCAACTAATAATCAAATCACTACAGCAACCAACTTAACCGGACCAGCGGTTAATAACCCAACAGGCAATGCAAACAAATATTTTACAAATCTCTATACTGTAGATATGAGTGTTGGTCCTGAAACAAATGACGCCTTGATTGCCTTCTTTGAAAGTTATACAGGCAACAAACAAGCTGGACAAAATTTAGCCGGCGCAATATTGTATAGCTCAAAGGCACAAGGTGTAAACCCAATGGCTATACTAGACCAATTACAAAAATTACCAAAAGGTCAGTTAAACAGTTATCTACTGGCTTTCTTAAATTCAAGCAGAGTGCCTACTAGTTCACTCGGAGTTAGAACTTCAACAAAAACTAGTCCTTATATAACTCGTACGTTGTTAGTATGACCAAATACGCCCAAGGAAAATTTCAATTACAAAACCCAGCAAAGTATGTAGGCAACAAACAGCCAACATATCGTTCAAGTTGGGAATATGTGTTTATGCAGTTTTGCGACAACAACCCTAATATACTACAATGGGCAAGTGAAGCAGTACACATCAACTATCGTAATCCATTGACTGGTAAAAATACCATTTATGTTCCAGACTTTTTAATTACCTACGGTGACTCTAGCGGGCAACAACACGCTGAAGTTATAGAAGTAAAACCCCGCAAAGAAACTACACTTGAAGGTGCTAAAAATGTACGCGACCAAGCGGCCGCTATACTTAATATGGCAAAATGGGAAGCCGCTCGTGCTTGGTGCAAAGCACATGGATTAACGTTCCGTGTAGTAACCGAAGATATGATTTTCGCTCAGGGCCGTGGCAAATAAATATTGCTATGACCAAAAAATTAGAAGAACTTTTTAACTTACCAACTGTAGATTCTACCCCAGAAGAATCGTCGGCAGTCATTGAAGAAAACAGAGAACTCATTACCGAAGTAGATGCGGCTATCAACAAAATTGATGCCGCCCTGCCTACAGTACGCGATTTAGAAACCGGCGATAATGAGTTAGATGAATTAGCTAAACTAGCACAAAGCAAAGCCGAAGATCTAATAGATTTAGGTATGAATGTAGAACCACGTTTCAGCGGAGTTATACTACAAACAGCCGGTGTAATGCTAGGACATGCTATTACAGCCAAAACTGCCAAGCTAGATAAGAAGCTACGTATGGTGCAGTTACAGCTACAAAAAGCCCGATTAGATCATCAAATTAGTAAAGATAAAGGCAACGATCCTGAGTCTGCACCTATTGATGGACAGGGTGTAGTGCTAGATCGTAACGAATTGCTAAAGCAAATCTTAGGTCGAAAAGGCTAAATACTGAATATAGGATTATAACGATGAAACCGTTCCAAACATACATTTTTGAATTAAACAAGCCATACGAATTTCGTATTAAACTTGCTGGTATAAACCCACAAGGCGAAGTTATGGACAAGATTAAAAATGCTCTTGAAACATACCAACTTGAAAGCGTAAGTGCTGTTAAGAGTTTACCGATTCAAGAGCACCGTGAATTTCCACAGTGGGGCGGTCCTTGCGAAGCATGGCAATTTGACATTAAAGTTGCTTATCCAACAACAGCGGCAATGATGCGCCAAATGATTAAAGAACGTGCCCAATTAAATCCAGATTGGATTTGTGTGCGTAACCTCAATGAAGAATTAGATACCGATGAAGCTGAAGCTCGCGGTAAAGACCATGAAGGCGCACTACTAGACGAAACTGAATTAAAAGATGAGCCAGGCTCACAAGAACTAGCAGGTCAAAGTCGTGTTGGTAGTTTGTTAAAAGAATTAGAATCCCGTAAGTTTGAATTTGCACAAGACAGCAAAGAACAAGGCAAGACAACAGAATCGGTCCCGGTTGGTACTACAAGCCCAGTAGGTACAAACCAAAATAAAGTTTATAAAGCAAAAGGTTAAGACAATGAGCAAGAACCACCCACACGATAATATCTATTCCATACTTGGAAAATTAGATGCATTAAAACCAACTCCTGAGGAGAAGCGTTTTGCTCTAGTAAAAGAAATTCGCGAAAGCGTTGAAGCACAAGGCTCTATTATTGAAGGAGTTGATGCTGTTCAAGCTCGATTAGCAAAACAATTTGCTGAAACAAAAACAAATGAAGCTATTCGTGTAATGGGTAATACAAAAGGCCCAGTCGGTCACTACTCACAAGCCAAATATTATCACAGAGGTACTCCTGATGCACAGTCGCCAGAAGGACAAGCACACCGTGATGCTACAGCCGCAATGGCTAAGTCTGCTCGCGCCGCTGGTGGTAAATTATCAATTGGTCGTACTAACGAGCCAACAGGTAAACGTGTTCATGGTGGATATGACGCAATGGCTAAAGGTGTAACACCATTTAGATCTAATATGGAAGAAGAGCAGATCGATGAGAACGAAGTATGTAACGAATGCGGCATGATGGAATGTGTATGTGAAGGCGAAACAACATATAAGAATGGCGTAACAACTCATCGTAAAACAGATTACCCAGGATACCCAGATAGCGACTTAGATGCAGATGATGCAGAAGAACGTAAAGCTGGTAAGAAAGGTCGTCCACGTAAGGCACAAACTGTTAAGCCACGTGTAGACCCTAACGCACCTAAAAAAGGTCGCGGTCGTCCTAAGAAAGATACATCATCAGGCGGACATAGCTTTAGTGGACACGACATTTTTGGTCGTGTAAAATCTACAGCACACAAAACAGCCGCTGGTAAAAAAGGACACGTTCATTCAATGGACGAAGCAATGAGCAGATTAGAGCAACGTTTCTTACGTATTAACGAAGGCATTAACTTTGCTGAGTTGCTAAAAGAAAAACATAAAACTGTTGATGAGATGTTAGCAGAATTAAGCAACGACATTAAGTTGTTTAAGCAAACAGGCCATTGCAGTGAGTTATTAAAAGACTGTATGGAAATCAAAGGTTACCACGGTAAAATGGTACAGGATGAATCAATTGATCCAACTAACCCACGTGACTACGACATTCCAGCAATTTTCCGTAAGCAAGCAGGACAAGCTCCATTGACACGTCAAGATGTTGTTAACAAAGATCGCAAAGCCGAATTTGATTTCCATCAACGTGCTCATGGTAAGCCACATCCTGATTCATTAAAACAAGAATTAGATGAGTTAGCACGTTTAGCTGGATTATCAATTCAAGAAGGTCACTGCCCAACATGTGATGCTAGTCCTTGTACTTGCAATGAAGGCAATGCATTCACTGGTAAACTAAAAGCTACAGCCAAAGGTGAAAAGTTTGACCT